TTGTTTCTGTAGTTCATCTATAACTGAATTAATAACTTCCTCAGACAAAGAAAAACTCTGCTTTAAGTTATTAAGCAGAGCAGTAACTGAATATTCATTGTCACGGAAATCATCCATTTTCATATTAAGTAATGTTGAAAATTCACTATATTCTTTTTTTGGTATTGCTTGTACAATATCATCTATTGCACCTACCTTGTTTAAAGCGTCATATTGCTTAACAAATTTTGTATCTTTAAATTCTATTTCTATATCTGTATAAGAATTAATTAAATTCATTATAAATAACATAAATTGCGCACTACTATCAATTCTTAAAATTGTTCTATCTCCATTTTTAATACGAGTAGTAGCAGTGACAATATTTGTACACATTGTATCTTTAGTTAGATAATCTATATAATCTGTAATTATATGTTTTTTCATAAAATCTTCCATAGCAGAACCTTTTTGCTTTGCTGCTACAGAGTATTGTTTTAAAAATGCATCAACCGATATTTTTCCCATTATTCATATACCTCCAATCACTCTTCAATTAAGTCATAAATTACCATAAGATAATCTGATGAAAGTCCTGCGTCCATAATATCTGTATATTTAAACTTAGTAATTTCTATCTCAGATTCTGAGTTAAGAATAGAATCTAAATCTTTATTGAAATTAGTCAAGATCTCTTCAAACTTTTTATGTGCTTCCTCAAAATCTGTTACCGTTTCAAAATCTTCTTCTTTAGGTTCAAAAATACCAATACGACCTTGATCATCAACGGTTCCATATTCTTTTATTTTTTCTTCTCGAATTATTTCAAAATTCTGAACTACTGGTTCGAACTGTTTTAACATTCCTAAAAGTTTAAATTTAACTAAACTATTAACATCATTTGCATTATCAATAATCATCTTAATTGCTCTGTTGTAATTTAAAATATCCATTACTTTCATAATCGTTTTATCTCCTTTTATTTCACTGTAAATTTAAAATAATATCCATCATCCGTACTAATATGATATTCATTATTAGTACAAAATTTCATATTAACTATTTGTGTATTTGTGTTAACGTCCATAAGAAGATTACATTCTTCTGGAGTTACTATATAATTACGTTCTTGTAAAAATCTCTCGATTTCATTTGAATACATTAATACCACCTTCTTATGGTTTTATTACGTATCCTTTTATTCATACATTCGCAACACACCTTCTCCAATAAGAATAGCATCTGCTTCATCATCAGATTTTGGTGTGATATTATACTTTTCTGTTACATATGTTATAGAAAAGTCTTTTTGTTCTTGTCTTTTTATTCCTTTACCATTTGGAAAATTTGGAATATACTTACGCCATGAACTTGGCATTATACAATGAAACTCGACATTGTTTGTAATGCACCATGCAAAAATAACACCTTGTATTCGGTTGAGCTTTTTTTGTACTTCAGGATTACCATGACAATAAGTATCCTCAATATAGACAATGGAAGGGCGGTAATAATCCAAACCCTTCCATAGTTTTAAGCTCATTTCCTTTTGTCGTTCTTCAACATCTTTAATTTTACTCATGTCTATAATATGGGATTCCACGTACTTACCATTGTCCCATACTGCAAGACCAGAACACTTTGTTGAACAATCGAGAGATAACATTCGAGTTATCTCACCCATATTTTCTCTGTTCCTCACTTGTTAAATTAGTTGTCCAAGCATGTTTTTCAAGAAGTTCTCCGTACATCTTCTTTATATGTGTTATGCTTGCAACTGTTATATTATTTTTAAACTCTGGATGATCCGCAGTATATCTTTCGTATCTTTCTATATCATCCATAACTTGATTCCAAGAATCTTTACTATGATGTTTGCCTTCTTGTATAGCATCCTCAAAGTGTAAAATTCTTACTCTTATGTTTGTTGCCTGATCTTCTCCAACCTTTTTTTCCAAGGCATCTACTTTATCTGATACAGCTTTTATTCCCAATAACTTTCCAATTATTCCACCTATCCACGACCAAGGATTAATCTTAATTTTAGATACTTCAATAAGTGATAATATTATTACCACTATTATTGGAATAGTAGTTGGGTTTAATGAATTATAAATAGCTGTCCAAATATCTTGTGCCGTCATATGCTATATCCGTCATCCTTTTTGAATTGTTTGTATACTTGATTAACTCCAACTGCTAATGCACCACTTGCAATTCCGGATGCCACGGCTTCGTATGATAATCCGTTCATTAAAAGACCGGAAATACCACCAAGTACAATAGCTATTAGAGGAATGTATTTATCATTTATAAATGCAGCTTTCTTTATTGCAAAGCATATACAATAACAAACTACAGCTATAATTGGAATACAGAATTCTTGTACTAAACTACCTATATCCATAGTAAATCCTCCTTTAAATATCTGATAATCCAAACATATCATTTATTGTTTCTTCTGAAGTATCTTTGAGGTATGACTGAGTTGTACTTACATCACTATGATGCACGAATACCATTATCTGCTCCAAAGAATACTTTTTATTATTACCGTTTTCATCCTTTAATCTGTCATCTTCACCACGTTGTAAACACTCAATTCTAGAATGTCTACAAGTATGCGGAAAGATATTTGTTTCTTCTCCACGGATTTCTGATAAAATTTTACTACACTTAACTATTCGATCATAAAGTGTACAACTATCAGAGATAGCTTTTTTACTATCTCCAACGCCTGTAATCCATAAAGAATCAATATCATCATCTCCACGTTCCTCAAGATATTGCCGTATTAATTCTTTAGTATCATCCAAATAAATAAGAGGAAACATTTTTCCTCTTTTACCACGTACAATATTTGTCTTGTTACTATCTAATAATCCATGTTTTTGGATTTGGAACACTTCATTTCGTCTTCCGGCAGAATCAAAGAAAATACTCCACATTACTGCGGTTTGTAAATCTCCGCGTTCTACTAATATATCTCTTACTTTAATGAATTCGTCAAATGTAAAGAAAAAATCATCTTCGTTTGTTTTTACTTTTTCTCTCGGTATTCCTTTAACCTTTTTACTTTGATTGATTTCATAGTCATAATCATCATCGTCTTCACAAAATGAAAGAAGAGAATTAATTACACTATGAATGCGATTACACCTCGCTGGCGACATGCCAGAATCATCAAACCAAATATTAAGTCTGCGAAAATCCTTTTTACTCATTTCAAGTATTGATTTATTATCAAAATCTTCTAATATTTTAATTAACACAAGACGAAGATCTTCAAAATAAGCGTGAAGAGTAGATTTAGCTTTCTTTTGTTGACGATATTCAGTAAGAAAGTCTTCTACAATGTCTTTATTCTCTTTATTTACTTGTTGCCATTTTTCTTCTGTATAAATACGATTATAAACACCTCTACTTCTCGCCACGTAATCACTTCCTTTTTATTAAATTAAAAAATATGTTGCTATATTAATTCTAATATAACTCTCAATACCTTAGTTACATATTCAATTTCCTCGTATGTGTTCTCATTACTTAATGTAAACCTTACGCACTCCAACGCTTCCTTGTCTGTAAGTCCATAAGCTAACGCAACATGACTTGGTTTATCTGAATCAGAGCTACATGCAGAACCAGTTCCTATATATATATTTTGGTCATTCAGCAAACTCTGTAAAGTAAGTCCACTTATACCAGGAAAACGTATATATATATTATTTGGTAACCTACTGTCTGTAGACCCCACAAGTTGTCCCCCAAGTTGTGTAAGAGATTCCTTTAAAATATCTGTTTTATGTTGAAGTTCAGAATTATCATAATCCAATAACTCGAAAGCTTTCCCAAGACTTGCAATCAGTGGAGTAGCGTATGTACCACCTACTAATCCTTGTTCACCAAATATAATTGGAGTTATTTTATCTTGAAGTGTTTGACGCACGACAAGTAATCCACTACCTTTTAATCCTCCAATCTTTTGACCGGACATTGACAGTGCATCTATTCCCATTTCTTCTATATTAATAGGATAGTATGGGATATACTGTGTAGCATCTACATGAAGATAACCACCTAATTTATGGACTATATCTCCAATGAATTTAATTGGTTGAATAACGCCAGTTTCTGAATT